TTTCCTTCAATAAATAATTTAATAAAGTTTAGATAAAATTAACGAGCAATTGATTTGATTAAACCATCAAACGGATTCTTTCCTTTCTCAACCAGCATTGGTTGAGTAATGCCATAACGGTTCTTTGAAATCGATGATGCAACGGCATTGCATACTAGCTCAATCTGACCGTTACTAATAGCTTTCTTGCGTTCACCATCACCAGTCGTAAAGGTCTTTAATCGCAAAAAACCAACCACATCAACATTATCAATGTAAACAGGCAATGCTTTTTTATGAATACGAATCACATATTTACTGTACGGGTCGGTATCGGGTAAATCCATGGTTGCGATATCAGCATGGGCGATAAATACAATGTTGATATTTAGCTGGTCACGAATAGACTTGAACCAATTAAAAATCTCACGATGACGCTCTGCTGCTACATCGTATGCTTTGCCATATCCACCCCAAGCCGTAGCCATTGATGAGCAACTATTGGGCGATGATTTGACAGTTTCAGCTTCAACAATGTTATGCAAAGCCGTAATTGAATCGATAATGATTGTTTTACGGTCGTGCTCTTCTGTTGCCAATGATTTAGCGCATTCATACAAATCATTTGTTGAGTGAATTTGTGGGAAGATTGGAATATCACCAAAAACGCCTTCTGCCTGCAATGTGCTAATGGTTTGAGTGCCATCTTCCACTGGAATCAATACTGGGTTTGGAAATGAACATCCCAATGTTGTTTTACCGTGACCAGCCTCTCCAAATATGGTTATGATTGGTGGCTTTGATTGAGCAGAACCTAATGAAGCCATTGTTATAGCCATGTTTTTACTCCTAGTTTGTGTATCTCGTTAATCAACTTTCTTTCCTAACCAACGAGATAAATTATTAACTGTAATACTTTAAAGGTCAAACTGTTTTTGCATCTTTTTTTATCTGATTATCCGATAAACATCACGCGGCCTTCCGCCTGTTGATGTGTCACGCATAATTTCAATCTCATCAGCATCCATAAGGGCCGATATGATATCAGCTTTTTCTTTGGCCTTGTATTTCCTAGTGACACGATGTTTGAACAAATCGCGGCTGGTGGCATAAACACCGGAATCTTCGTATTCTTGCAAAACAGCCATAATTTCGCGCTGCTGCTTTTCGAATGTCGATGCCGTAACATTCTCTAAAGAGTCTTTAACTAACGACATAAAACACTCTCTAACAACATCAATAGCCCATCTTGTCGCCTCCTCACCAATCTGATACGACATTGGGTTTATGGATAGCTGCGCAATCAGCGCCACACGCATTGAGAACTCACGTGCACGACCAACCAATACATCCATACCGTTAATCATCAAAGTTCGCCTAAGCTCCAGTAATTCGCGCTCAAACGTCACTGTTAAATCCCAAGCCCTATCTGTGAACTGCAAAACAGTTGGCTGCTGTTCATTGTGTGGGTCATCGAGAAACGATAAATTACCCCCTCTAGTTGTAATGCTTTTTATCCATTGCAAGATGCTTTGTGGAATGTCGTTCAATGATTTTTTTGGCATGTGTGACATCTGCAAATCTTGTTTAGACCTAAACACCAAAAAACGGCCTAAAAATCCAGACTTGATATGGTCAATGCTCATAGCTTCATAAAGTGTTGATGGTGTCGTAGTGCCATACAAGCTAATTGCCGGATGAATAATCGGTTTTGTAAATTCCTTCTCTGCATCACCTTCTGATTTGTTTAGTCCACGAGTACTTCGAACGGTGGGGATAAGATAACCATCCAATCGTCCAGCTGCTTCCATGATTAAACGGATGGCACCTTGCTTCAATGTGTTGTTTTTAGCGTTTGCTTCAGTCAACAACATACCAATTTCATCTGAAATGATAATGTGTCGCGGCTTGTCTTTCAGCACAGAAAAAATAGCTGCATCAGATGAATACCAACTACCACCTATAAGATATTCATTGTCTGACTTTCGCAAAATGGATGAAATCATTTTCAGGCCGTGCTCTTTCCCTTCACCAGAAGGCGCAACCCCCAAACAATATAACGATGTTAAATTATTGGCATTGGTAGCGAACCTGCGAGACAAGATGACGGACAACAATGACACAGCAGAGCTGATAGCAAGCTCCGGCTGATACTTCTGAGCTGTATCAATATGAAATTGTGCTATCTCACCAAGAATTCCTGGTGCGCATAACATGGGGTCATTTGTTGGCTCACCTGTTGGTTGTTCTGATTCTTGCGGCTCAACAGATAAAACAATCTCTTCCTGCTTAATGGATAAGGTTTCTTCAATTTCTTTCTCTTTAATCTTTTCTTCTTTTGGATTTAAAAACGACAATATTCCCGACAAATCCACATGAGATAGGTCGCGCTCTGGAAACTTCTTCACCCATCCATTCTTGATGGCTAAATCATAAACGGTGGCAATGGTAATCGACCCACCTTTAAAACTTTTCCATACCGACATCTGTGACTTATGGTCATAGTTATCGGCATTGGTTTTTCGGCTCCATGCATCCCATAAATCAAACGCTGATGCATTATTGGTATCTTTCAACGCCATGCCAATATGCAACCAATCATCACGGTTTTCTGCCGGTATGAATTGGATGGCTTCCACCAGCTCGTCAAAATCAACATCACCAGTAAATTTTATTTCAGTCTGTTGGTGATTTGTTTTTATTGGCTCATGGCGTTCATTGAGTTTTACAATTAACCATTCCGGCGCTGTTTCAACTGGTTTTAAATCAGTCAACCATTCGTAGCTGCCGCCAGAATAATGATTGGATGGTGCAGCGATAATGTAACCACCTTCTGCGCGGGTATCTAATCCAGTTAATGATTTAACGCGTGATTTAATTCTATCGTCATAAGTGAAAATTAAATGATAACCACCACTACCTGTTTTGCTGGTGGCGGTATTTGGTAATTTACCGAATTCTGATTCGAGCGATTTAATTGTTTCATCGCCGCCGTCATCCACATCTAAAACCCAAATCGCAGATGATTTGCCGGTAGCTATTCCAATGTTGTGTAATGTTGTTCCATCCCACCATGATTCTATTTTTTTATTATCAATAGTGGCATCCAATACACCATTATGAGTTACTGGATGTTTACCTCGATATTTTTGTTTGTCTCGGCATTTATCAGAACCGCAACTACATTGGCCATCATTTAAAATATGATGCACTGGAAATACGGCCCAACCATTATTTGCATATCTTAATGCAGCATCTCGCAATTCAAATGCGCGTTTTATTGTTATTGAATCAAACCCACCAGCACCGAATATATTCATCAAGTCTGACATTTGTTGCTTCCTTTAATAAATAAAATTCTTATTCAAATATTTATTTAATCCATTCATTTTTAAACCGCCTCAATAAAAAAATCCCTTGTTAGTTTGGAAACACCTACAACTCGGCGCGCTAACAAGGGATTTATAATCCGTGTTGATTTATGTTATCGACCTTCTGGGTCTCAATCGTAGGTTTCCACGCCACCGATAGAATTCATGCTAAACCCATCTCAGAAAAAAATCAACGTGTTTTTTCGTTGGTGTCGATTACACACCAAAAAGGATTCGTTTGGAGATAAAAGCAGGGTAAATGACTTTGCTCACGAACTGGTTTGTCTGTTTTATCAATAAAATCAACAACATGGGACTTTGCTCACATAATTCACTTAATTTCACATACATATACACCCTGTATTTTTATTTTTTTGTGGGTAGTCCCTGTGTGCGGGAAAAGTACAGGGTAAAGCTATAAATATAAAAAAAAGAAAAAATCTCTTTTTATTATATAAAATACCCCTCTATCCCTTGTGGCGACTGGGAAGACTTTGCTCACGAGATGTTTGTGAGCAAAGTGAAATTAAGTCCTGATTTTGTGAATTAACTACCCCAATTGACCTATGTCATTTACATAAACTTACAATCGAGAAAAAATAAATTTGAGATAGCTCTTGTGAGCAAAGTCGAAAGGTATTACACTTTGCAGCAGTTAGGGAATGAAACAGACACAACAACACAAGACACAAACGGAGCCGCAACATGCAAAAACGAACGACAACCATCGCGCTGCTTGCCATCCTCCTGGCGGCTGGATGTGAGCAACCTAAACCAACAGTTCCGCAGTATCAAATGGCGGATTGGGAGGGGATAAACCAATTAATATCGAAAATAGATTTGTCAGTGACAAATGAATGCATTAAAAACAAATCAACATGCCAAGCCGCGTCAGATGATGCTTTAAAAATGGTTAAATCAATGGAGTTTAAAAAATGAATAAATCACTTAAATCAATCTTAGTTTCTGGATTATTAATTGCCGCGTCATCATCTCATGCGGATGATAAAATTAGAATCACCGATGGCGATATCTTGGGTTGCTCAACATTTCAAAGCGTTTTTCAGATTTGGTCTGGAATAGAGGCGAGAGTTGACCCGAATGAATTAGTGAAGATTGTAATGCAGCAAGGCGATTGCGTTTCACTTTACAAGGGGCAAAAATATATCATCACTCAGCGTGATTATCGGAATAAACACATGGCAGAAATTATCATTATTTCCGGGGAGGCTGCTGGTGTTAAAATGTATATCATCGATAGGGGTTATTAACATGATTGCTCTATCAACAAAATTCCACCTGACCGGATTTGTATTGGCATTTACGATTTTCTTTTTGCGGATACTTGCTGGTCATAACGAGACTTATCCATTGCTGATTATGGTGCCGTTTATGGTTGGTGGATGGGTGATAAAAAGATTAGAAACAGTTTGCAATTGCAGTGTTTCTGGCAAATAATGAGTAATACTTAATTGATAGGAGAATGAAAAATGACAGATGATGAGTTAAGGATTAAATGGCGACAAACTATAGATAGGCTGAAGAGTGATGGTAAGTTTGTTGATGCGATAGAGTTTGGCCCAGATGGTGAGTTCATTGGATTGGTTTACGAACTAAACCTTGATTTTGAAGATTCGGAATTGCAAAGACATTTTCCTAAATCGGTTGAATACTGGAAGGAAACAAAATGACTAGCGAAGAAATGGATGAATTATTGTTTAGTCTTGCGTGGTGTTCATGGAGTGCTCATCACGCATCAAACGCAAAATTCTTACTTGAAAGGCACTTTCCAGAGCTTGATGCTAAAAAACAGATTGAGCGATTTGAAAGCATCGTGACACACAGACCACAAGAAGGATCGCCAAAATGAACTACGCAGACATCAACATTGACGACATCATCGACACATATCAATACGTAGGGCAACCAGAAGTCTTTGACGGCTTTAACGTGCGACGGAGATAAGCAAACGGTCGAGCCGTCATTCACAATTCAATAGCGGCGATGCTAAAGCGGTTTAGCGGGTAGATAGGAGATTTACCATGCACTACGAAGAAACGGCAATAGAAAAATTAACGAATAGCGAACTGTCAGCTGAAATATTAAATGTCAAATACGGTAAACATGGCGTTATTTCATTTATGGAGCAGGGCTCCGCAGCAAAATTGATAAGCGGCGATGCAACATACATTTTCAACTCAACAAGTCCATGCGATATGATGCAAATAATCATTGAGAATGGAATAAGTTTGATCTTCAATGAAGGCGGATTCTGGATGGCAAGAAATGATAAGAAGAGATTTACGTCAATTTCTACAAATCCACTTAGAGCTGCGGCTTGTGTTTTCTTGATGATGAATGAAGGGGAATAACATGAACAAACTAGACCCATCAGCACCGGTGCAACTTGATACATCGCTAACAACAAAACAGCTCATCGATATCCGAGCTGAGGCAATCAGAATCATTGAGGCAACTAACAAGGCAATTGCGTTCGGATATTTTGCCGGGAACTTGGTTGATAAATTCGGCGACATACAGAAATGCCAAGACGTAGAATTCATGAATGTGCATAATGCGGTTGATGCAATTCTCGATTCATTGGGTATGCCGTTGGTTGGGGATGATATGCCGATTAGTGTGAGTGAAATTGATGGTAAATTCATTCCATTCGTATCAATTAAAGATAATCAAAGCCCAACTAACGGGATGAGTATAACGCCGCATAGTCACCAGGACTTCTGGGTGGGAAAACAACCCGTACTGATTAACGGTAAACTTGAAATACCCACAAAAACGTGCAACACTAAACAGGATATTTAAACGAATGAATTTTAACGCTAATAACTTTAAACACTAAGGAATTATATGGGCCTAAAAATTACCCGATTCAGCGGACAGAAAATTGTCATGAAGGGCGCTGATATTAATTGCACCGTTACTATGCTGGCATGCACCGATGAAATGTGCCGCATTTACAATGCGCCATTCGTATGCCGCATTGAAAATAAAAATCTATCTGTCGTTTATGCGCCAATTCAATCGGGTAAAATGAACAAGATTGGCAAGATGGAATTTCGCATAACCAACACAACTAATGGTCAGGCAACATTCTACTTTGGTTACACAAAGGAAGAGTGCCCGCTTATCCTGCGCGCTGAGTTGATTTGTCGTAATGACCCAAATGTCGAGATTTACGATGATGATTTCACCGTGCTCGATGATGAAATTCGAGATACAGATACGCATTATTCAACACCGGAACTATGGAAAGAAGTTTTCGTGAATGTATTTTTCAGTAAGTTAGGTGGCGGTCGCATTCCTGATTCAGTGATTCGTCAGGACGCAGACATTAACGCAGCTGAGTTTATTGAATCAGGTATGTGGGAAATGAATACCCCACAAGAAGCTGCAATGAATTGTTTGGCTAATTGGGATTAACACAAAATGACAAAACCTAAATTTATGGCGTTCGAATCACCACAACAAGGCGGTAAAAGGTTTGATAACATCGCTATTGAATGCGCAAGTATCGAATCGGTTCGCTCAAATGGTGATGAGCAATCTATCATTTTCTGCAAGTCTGGTAACAAGGTTATCGTGCGAGGTAAGGCAGACAATATCATGCTGGTGTTGGCCGATAATTTGGGGTTGTTGCCAGAAAAAAATGAGCCAGATTTTAGCGTTGAATCGCCGAAGATGGAGATTGTTTGATTATGAAAAATCTCGGGATTAAATTCAAAATTGCCATTAATTCAATGTTTATTTTTACATTGACGCTTAATGCGGTTGAGCTTTTTGTTAAATTAATCATGCTTGATATGGGTAAAATAAAGTCAATTGATTACCAAGTGGGATGGGGTGATGCCGCTTGGTTATTCTGGTTATTTATTATTTTAATTTGCTATTGTGCAGAGGATTTGATTGATGCAATTAAGTCACTGAAAGGTGACGACGCTACGACATCAGAAGATGCACAAGAATTGGCGGCAGTAATGTACCAAGTTGGCGGAGTTTATAATTTACCGGAAAATGTTATGGATGTTTTATCCATGGCACAAAGAGGTGAGGATTATTCTGTTGAACTTTCAAAGTTATTACCAATTGAGCAGAAGGAAAAACAATGAACGAAGAAGATTGGGGCGTAGCAGAACCCGCAACAACCCACCAGCCGGACTAACCTCCGGCTTTTGTGTTAAAATTAACTATTGATTTATATGGATTGGATGGCTTTATGGTGGGTAGACCTAGTATTTTTTCGGAAGAATTAGCCGATACAATTTTAAACCGATTAGCAGGCGGTGAGAGTCTTCGCTCCATCTGCCGCGATGATTCCATGCCTGCAATGTCATCCGTTCTTCTGTGGGTCGTTGATGGCCGTCACAAGGCATTTTCGGAGCAATACACAATAGCAAGGGCTGCTCAGGGGTATTATTATGCTGATAGTATCCTGGAAATATCCTCAGAATTAGCACGTGGCGAGCTTGATCATCAATCGGCAAAAGTGATTATTGATGCTTACAAGTGGACTGCTGAACGTAATGCACCAAAAGCCTACGCAAGCAAGCAATCACAAAGCATCGAGCTATCAGGCCCTAACGGTGAACCAGTTCAAACCGCAACATTATCTGCATCCGAGTTTGAAGAGATAGCAAGAAAGCTGCACGATGAGGTGTAGTTAGTGGATCAAGAGCATTTAGCGGCAATCCATCTGGCAAGGCATGACTTCTATTTTTTTGTTAGATGGATGTTTCTTAAGCGCAAAAAGTTCAAGTGGATGCGCGGTAAGCAGCACAAAATTATCTGTGATGCATTAATGCGCGTTTATCGTGGAGAATGCAAACGCCTGATAATCAATATTCCCCCTCGCTACAGCAAAACAGAAATAGCGGTCGTTATGTTTATCGCTTGGTCAATGGGTAAAAACCCAGACAGCGAATTTATTCATGCTTGTTATTCTGGCGCATTAGCCACAAAAAACAGTGGTGAAATCAGGGAGATATTAAAAACTCCCGAATATCAAGAGATATTCCCTGACGCAAAATTAAGAAACGACTCTCAAGCAAAGCACGAATGGCGAACTACGGAAGGTGGTTGTATGTATGCCGTCGGTACTGGCGGGACGATTACCGGTTATGGCGCTGGTAAGGTTCGTGAAGGATTCGGCGGTGCAATAATTGGCGATGACTTGCATAAGGCCTCGGAGGCCAGCTCGGATACGATGCGAAACAACGTTATCGAGTGGTTTCAAAATACACTGGAATCAAGAACAAACAGCCCCCACACGCCAATCATTATCATCATGCAAAGATTGCATGAAATGGATATTGCCGGATGGTTGCTTGCTGGCAATAACGGTGAAGAGTGGGAGCATATAAAGCTGGAGGCACTGCAACCCGATGGCTCCGCATTATGGCCTGAAAAGCACACTCGTGAGCGACTTCTGCAAATGCAAGAGGCTGCACCATATACCTTTTCTGGTCAGTATCAGCAAAATCCATCGCCATCTGATGGCGGAATATTCAAGCCAGCAAGAATCACGGTCGTTCCTGATTTACCCATTGATGCGGGAATTAAATGGGTACGCGGTTGGGACTTGGCATCTACAACGGATGGAGACTGGACTGTTGGCGCTAAATTAGGCCGATTGTCTGACGGGCGATTTATTATTGCGGATATTGCAAGGGATAGAATCGGCCCAGATGAGCGTGATTTAATGATGAAAAATGTCGCCATGGCCGATGGTCGCGGTGTTAAACAATCAATACCACAAGACCCCGGTCAAGCTGGTAAATCCCAAGTGTTGTACTTTTCAAAAATGCTTGCTGGTCTAAATCTCACCTTCTCGCCAGAGTCTGGTGACAAGATAACACGTGCCGAACCGTTCGCGTCGCAGGTAAACAGCGGAAATGTTATTATGGTGGCATCTCCCATGTGTGATGCGTTGAGAGCTGAAATGGCAATGTTTCCCAATGGTGCGCATGACGACCAAGTGGACGCATTATCCCGCGCTTTCAATGAATTGCTCGAACTGAAAAACAAACTAAAAATCTCGCCAGAGCTTCTAGCAATGGCTAAGACCAGAAGGCGTTAAAATGACAGCTAGAAAACGGGCGGGAAAGATTCAGCGAGTAGTGGTGAATGCGCCAAAGCCAGCAAGCAAAAAGCCAATGAAGATTAGCGATGAAACTAAAATTCTAGCGACAATCACCAAACAAAAAGTTAAATCGCAATTGGTTGAACTGTATTCCATCCCTAAAGCAATGCCGGGAGTGAAAAGTAAATCAGCTATGGCTATGGATAGCTCAATGGAAAGCGGCGCCTATGCATTCGCCATTGAGAATACAATCTACTCAGAAGGTCAGACATTTTTAGGTTATCCATATCTATCTGAACTTTATCAGCGCCCGGAATATCGCCGTCCGTCAGAAATTATCGCCAAGGAAATGACCCGCAAGTGGATAAAATTGACGGTGTCTGGAGATGAAGATAAAGCCGATAAAATAAAATTAATCGAATCAGAAATTAAACGGCTAAACCTGCAAGGCGTGACGCGTAAACTGATTGAGCACGATGGCGCATTTGGTCGCGGTCAAGTCTTTGTTGATGTGGGCTATAAAATTGACGACCCAGAAATGCAGTCACCATTGGTTGAGAGTGCGAACAAGTTGCCAAAAGGCGGACTAAAGCGATTAGTTAATATCGAGCCGATTTGGACTTATCCCAACAAATACGAAACTACCGACCCGACCGACGAGCACTTTTATCACCCAGAAACATGGTCAGTAATGGGAAATGAGATTCATTATACTCGCCTGCTGACATTGGTTAGTCGTCCTGTTGCTGACCTGTTAAAGCCTGCCTATGCCTTTGGTGGCTTATCGCTCACACAAATGGGCAAGCCTTATGTGGATAACTGGCTGCGCACTCGCCAGGCTGTTTCTGATTTAGTTCACTCTTTTTCGGTGTCCGGTATCAAAACAGATTTAGAGGCATCGCTCACCGGTACCGGCGGTAGTGAAATGTTTGACCGCGCTGATTTGTTTATCGCGACAAAGGATAATTCCGGGCTAATGATGTTGAATAAAGACGAAGAATTCTTTAACGTATCAACACCATTATCTACATTGGATGCATTGCAAGCGCAAGCTCAGGAGCACATGTCGGCAGTTTATGGCATACCGCTTGTAGTTTTATTGGGTATAACGCCGAGCGGTCTGAATGCCTCTAGTGACGGAGAGATGCGCGCTTACTTCAATTGGGTTGAGTCACAGCAAGAATGCTTGCGCCCTTTCCTTTCTCGAATTATGAATCTAATACAGCTGAATATTTTCGGTGAAATTGACTCAGACATTGACTTCAAATTTGAGCCATTATGGACTATGAACGAAAAAGAATTGGCTGAGATCCGCAAGATTGAGATGGATACCGATGCGGTCGCTATCGAGGCGGGCGTTATCAGCCAAGAGGAGTCACGCCAAAGATTGGCCAACGAAGAGGGCTCACCCTATGCCGGTATTGATTTGGCGGAAGATTTGCCTGAACCATCACCGCCAGAAGATGATGAGGAAATGAAAAAGTTTGTCGAAGAAGAATAAGAAATGACAAGTGCAAAATGAAGCCCTCGAAAGAGGGTTTTTTATTGTCTGTATCTTGTAATACATAAAAGATGGGTCTATTATTCTGGTGTTGGTTAACGGGAGATAAAGAGATGAGAGAGATTAAGTTTCGGGCTATAGCGAAGTGTAAACATACTTATATAACACACAATAAAGACTACGGAATCAATGATGGCGACATTGTTACTGGTTTTTATTGTCAAGATATTGTTGATACCGAAGATTCGTATGGTTCAATAATTTGTATTGATTACATCCGCATGGAATATGGTGATAATTACGCAAACGTAGAGGTTGATGGCGATACAGTTGGGCAATTCACTGGAATGTTTGATGTTAATGGAAAAGAGATTTATGAAGGTGATGTTGTAATTGACCACGTTGGTACTGGCGTTGTTGAATATTCAGAAAAGAATGCTGCGTTTAAAGTCAATTACCGCGATGGATATGGCAAATGGTTCATTGATTACACGCTTAGAGGCGAACGAAAATCAATTGAAGTTATCGGAAACATCCACAAAAACAAAGAGCTTTTAGGAGAGTAAAGATGAAATTCAACTACATCAAAGGCACAGAGAAAGATTTTGAGGGTGTTCCTGAAAAATACATCATAATTCTAGATAAAGGAAAATACAGAATTTTGGTTGACAGTGTTGATATGGCGGAGGCATATTCATGCCCAATTATCGCTCACCGCGAACCAATCACGGAAACACTTTCATGGTATGAAAAGAGTGAATTGCCGCCGGTTGGGGAGATTGTTGAAGTTAAGATGTCCGGCGAATGGTTTCCGACTGAAATAATCGGATTCACAAAATCTGGCTCAATTGTTTTCTCGCTGCCATTTGATGTATTTAATCGACTTTATGATTCATTTGATTCTGATGTAATCAAAAACAGTAAATTAACAGGGTTATTCCGCCCATTAAAATCCAAACAAGAAAAGGAAGTGGATGAATTGGTAACTGCACTTTCAGGTGCGTGGCGCGAATCAAGTGGGATTGCTGATTTATCCAAGATAGCCAAAAAACTATACGATTTGGGTTATCGGAAGATTGAGAAATAACCATCAGCCGGAGAAATCCGGCTTTGTTGATAAAAAGGATAGATTATGTTCAACATTAAACTTGTGTTCGCTATTGGTTCTCAAGAGGATGCAATTATTCATCATGACTCGGTTTTGTGTCAGGCTGTAATCAGGTCTGACAGCTCTGTTAACTTGTTTGCGGATCTTGTTGATTCTGCACCAAAGCTGCTTGTCGCCTCGCTGAATGGAGCCGCTAAGATCAATCCGCATTCAGAGTGGCTAGAGATTGGTTGCTCTATTGTTAGCATTGAGAATAATATCTTTGGTCGCTGCAAAAAATCAATCAACATAAAAGAAAATAATGCTATGTTTGTGGCAAAATCAGTGACTAATTTTTGCGAGGAGGTTTACGCTAAGGCAACTGGAGGTGATTTGTGAGCAACCAAAAAGAAAGCTTAATATCAATTTTAAGGCAAATTTCAGAGGATGAAGGGTCTGGGTTTTACATATGCGATGCAATAAGTGATTGGGGTTGCTGTAAAGATATCGAATGCGACAAGTGTCCATTCCATACAACCAATAGCGCAAAATCAACGGCTGATGATTTGGCGGTAGATAAGGGCAAGTAGATTTTATCGATATGCGCATCCAAAGAATCATAAACTAAGGGCGAGATTTAAGCCTTAATTCACCAATCTCGCTCAACTAGAAGATAGAATAGCCTATCGTAGTAATGACCGCTCAACCGCAATGTATAATCAGCAGTTTGAGAAAGATATGGAAGTCTGGGACGAAATGCCAGGGGTATTAAGTCAGTGGATTAAACCATGTTAATCATTTGTGTGAAAATCCAATCGATATATGAAGCTTGAGACGCTAAGCCTACTCATGATGTGGTGGAAGATTGGATTAACAAAAACCCAGCTATAAACTGGGTTTTTTCTTACCCGCAAAACGCGCTATAATACCCCACTACCACCAGCTGGCCACCACATGCAACCACTCCGCGCGCCAACCAAGAAAGATATCATCTTGCCGCCAGTATCCGTTAACGCTGGCACTGAGGCTGCGTATGCCAGAAAACTGACATCGTTAGTCGATGAGATGCATAAGTCTGTCAGATATTGGCTGCTGGCTGCATACAAGAAGAAATACCCCAGTGAAATTGCAGCCGATGCCAGCCCCGCTGTATTTCTAACCTCCGTATTGAATCGACTAATGCGAAGATGGCGCAAGCGATTTGATGAGGCTGCTGTAGAGTTGGCAAATTATTACTCTAAAGACGCGTTAGAGCGTACTGATTCGCAGCTTATATCGGCATTAAAAAAATCAGGCATGATGATTGAATTCACTTTGTCGCCTGAAATGAATGCTGTGTTGCAGGCCAGCATTTTCTCGCAGGTCGATTTGATTAAATCCATCCCAAAACAATATCACGAACAGATACAAGGTGCGGTTATG